GACAATAAGAGCAGCTAAAGAGATTGAAGTCTTTTTGTCTTTCTTAATTACACGAGAGGATATCACTGAATATGTTGAAGAGTTCAACAATCAGTCTAGTAGTTCTCAGATTAAAATTGTAGATGGGAGAGCCAAAATACAATTTATAGACAAACTCAAATAAACCAAACCAATGGACAAACAACAAAATAAGCTGTCTATTACGACTATGGTTAAGAATTTCTCTAAGGAACTCTACCAATACGTAAAAGCAGGTGCTCCTGTAGTGTCCAAAGAGCAATATACAGGAAGATTAAATACTTGTCAGAGCTGTGAGCATCTACTTAGGAATAAAAGATGTGGATTATGTGGGTGTATTGTAGAACATAAAGCTAAATGGGGGACAGCAGCTTGCCCTGATAATAGATGGGACAATGAAAGTACCGAAGTATCTAAATGATAAAGTTATAATTCAAAGACTAGCTACGAAATACAATCTTCCATTGCATGTTATTGAAGACGCAGTATATTCCCAATTTGCATTTGTTTCTAGTACAATACGTAAGGGAGAATTTGAAGCTGTTAGACTTCCATACCTTGGGAAGTTTCATGTTCGTAGAGGTCGTACTGACTATTTAGACAAGCACAATGAAAGATCTGATAACGATTAGTGGGACAAGTGTTATCCCATCTCCATATATATTAACCATCTCTGAGTTTAAAGATTTAAAGACTAATGAACTTGCTGCAGTCTTTTTCTTTGAAGATTACAGATCTCCTTACTTTGTTTACGAAGAAGAAGAAAGATGGGAAAAGATATCTACTGATTTGAATGTTAAATTAACTCCTAAAATAAAGGGAGCAGTAGAGAAATATAAAGAACTGTCTGAAACATCTGCAGTTAAACTCTTAAAGTCAGCTAAAACATCGGTCACTACTCTTGAGAAATACTTCAAGACAATTGACTTAACGATGGTAGACCAGAATGGGAGACCAATTAACCAAGCTAAAGACTTAGTTGCTAATCTTGGGAAGATTGCAGATGTAATAGATGGATTGAGTAAACTAGAAGACTTAGTTAAGAAGGAGCAGCAGAAAGACAACCCAAATAGAGGTGGGGTTGTAGTTAACAAATACTCACAATAAATGCCGTTTAAGGATACACATAGATTCTCAGAAGCAGCCAATACATATCTCAAACAAGGGTACTACACAGACGCAATCCTAGGAACAAAAGAGTATTATGAATACTGGGATGAGCAGGCTAAGAGATGCCTTGAAGGATATGAATTAGATGAGGTAAGAATTACAGGGTATCACTATTTTTATTTGAACTTCTGCCCCATTGACAGAGCTGTAGATGATGTAATGTTTGATGGGACTAAGATCTCCCGACGTGAAAGAACATTCCCAGCATTTTATGATGGGGATTATAAATACTTTCACGCAATAGATAGAGCAAGGAGAGAGAACAAACATATCGTAGTTCTGCCCGCTAGACGTAAGGGTTATTCTTACAAAGCTGGGTCTATGCTTGCTCGTAATTACTTTCTGATACGTAACTCTAAGAACTACGTATTTGCTGAGCAAAAAGAATACTTAATTGGGGATGGCCTGCTGTCTAAGACTTGGGACTTCTTAAACTTCATAGACGATAATACAGCTTGGACTCAACCGAGATTGAGGGACAGGGAAATGCACAAGCAGTCTGGGTACAAGAAGAATGTAAACGGGGCTGACGTAGAATTAGGGATGAAATCTCAGATTCTAGGAGTTAGCTTGAAAGACAATCCTGATAAACTTAGAGGTAAGGCAGGAGAGTTAGTATTCTTTGAGGAAGCTGGTTCCTTCTCAGGGCTCCTAAAAGCTTGGGAAGTAGCTATGCCTACGATGCGTCAAGGTTCTAAAACTCTTGGGACAATGATTGCATTTGGGACGGGTGGAGAAGAAGGAGTAGGATTTGATGGGATGGATGAATTATTCTATCACCCAGATGCATATGATTGTTTAGGTTTTGAAAATGAATGGGATCCAGGAGCAATGGGAACAAGATGTGGTTATTTTGTTCCTATCTACGAAAGCTTAGATGGATTTATTGATGATGAAGGAAACTCACAAATTGAGAAAGCAATAACATTTGAGGAAGCTCAAAGAGAAAATAAGAGAAAGGGAAGTGATGCAAAATCTTATGATCAATATATTGCTGAGCATCCATTTACTCCTCAAGAGGCTACACTTCAGACTACAGCAAATCTCTTCGATGTTGCTTCCCTAAAAGAACAATACAATAGAGTTAAGACTAGAGACTTAGATAAATCAGGGATTACAGGGTACTTATATTACAAAGGTTCTGAGCTTTCTTTTCGCCCAAGTCCTGATGTAAGAGCTATAACTAAATTCCCGCATAGGAAGGGGGATGATATAGAAGGTGGAGTAGTTGTATACGAACCCCCATTTAGAACTAAAGACAATACAACGCCCGCAAACCTATATATTATAGGTCATGACCCGTACGCACACGGGACATCATTAAGTGGGGAATCTTTAGGAGCTGCATATGTATTCAAACGCCCAAACAATCTATCTAAACCAGATGATATCATTGTAGCATCTTATGTTGGACGTCCAAAGACACAAGATGAATACAATCAAAATCTAATGATGCTTGCGGAGTACTACAACGCAAAGATTGGATTTGAAAATGACCGAGGAGAGCTCATAGCATACGCTAAGAGATTTAGGAAACTTCACAGACTGCAGGAAGAGTTCGAGATGTTAGACAAAAAAGAACTAAGATCTAGAACTGTAAAGAGACAGTATGGGATGCACATGACGGAACAAAGAAAACGTCAAGGGGAGTTGTATATACGAGACTGGTTAGTGTCTCCACGTTCTACAAATGAAGATGGGGAAACAATGCTCAATCTTCATACAATCAATGACTTAGCGTTACTTGAAGAGTTAATCAAGTTTAATCATAAGGGAAACTTTGACCGAGTTATGTCTTTTATGGTTGTGATGTACCACACACGAGAGTTATATAATAAAGAAGTTGTAGAAATTGTAAACGATAGAGCGTTGGATGACTGGTTTGACAATAATTATAGATAATTTATTAACTTTGCAAGGATGTACGGATACGCTAAAATACCTAAACAAAGAGTCCCACTAAGCCAGAAGTCTGAGCAGTGGAGAAAAGATTGTGTTAATGCATTCATTAACATATCTAAATTTGGGCTGTCTGAACGCAGAAATACGCTTAAGACGCTGTATGATTACTACAATGGGGAGATTGATGAGCAGGATTATAAGTACGTATTGAAGCCTTATGGGAAAACAAGAGAGAACTTCCCATCTAAATTACGTAACTACCCAATCATCAAACCAATTATAGACTTATTACTTGGGGAGAAGTCAAAGCGTCCTATGAACTACACAGTTGTTGTAGAGAATGCGGATGCTATTACGATGAAAGAGGAAGCTAAAAAGCAATCACTCTTAACCAACATACAAGCTACGTTTATTGCCAAGCTTCAGCAGCAGATGGATCCAAACAATCCTCAGCAGCAACAGCAACCAGAACTCCCTAAGCAGATTGTTGAGCAATTCGAAAGAACGTATGTAGATGATAGAGCCATCAAAGGACAGGCTGCTATTAACTACATTATGCAGAAAGAAGAGATCTATGACAAGTTTCAAAAGCAATTCTTTCACTTCTTAGTTTCTGGGGAATGCTATTCTCATAAAGGTGTTCGCAGGAAAGAACCTTTCTATGAAGTTCTTAATCCTTTAGACATTGACTTTGATAAAGACCCTGATATTGATTTTGTAGAAGATGGGGATTGGGCAATTATTAGAAAATTTGCACATGCCTCTACGCTTGTTGATCACTTTGGGGATTATTTGAGTGAGGAACAAGTATTAGAACTTGAGAACCCAACCCATCAATCTGTAGATACCTACTTATTGTACAGATCTGAAGCTGCAGGGAATAACGATAATATCTACAGAAATAGACTCATTGAGTGTATCACTGTTTACTGGAAGAGCAGAAAGAGAATTGGGTTTGTAGAATACATGGATCAGACTACAGGAACCATTGAGGAGATGGAGGTAGATGAATCATACAAGTTGACTCCAGAGCTTAAAGCTCAAGGAGCTAAGCTAAAGTTTGAATGGGTTAACGAAGTATGGGAGGGTACAAGGATAGATGGGAGATTCTATATTAAGATGTCCCCAATTCCTAATCAGAGAACATCTATGGATAACCCATCATTGTGTAAACTCCCAATCAATGGGCGGAGATACTCTGATGTTAACTCTAATAACATCTCTTTAGTTAGTTTAGGGATTCCCTATCAGCTTAACTACAACATCTTTAAGTATAGAATGGAACTATCCATTGCTAGATCTAAAGATATCATTGCGCAGTTTGATATCAATCTTATCCCTAAGAAGTGGGATATGGATAAGTTCATGTACTACTTAGAAGGAACAGGTATTGCATGGGTGGACTACAATCAAGAAGGTATTCAGCTATCCCCAACACACCAGTCGGTACTTGATATGTCTGTAAAGACAATAGCTCAGTATATTCAGTTACTTGACTCTATTATGTTAGAGTGGGAAAAGATATCTGGGGTTAATAGACAAAGACAAGGGAGTATTGGAACGTATGAAGGAAAGGGTGCTTCACAGCAGGCTATTGTACAATCCTCTCATATCACTGAAGATATCTTTAGGAAGTTTGCTCAATTCGAACAGAGAGAACTTCAAGGATTGTTGGATTACTCTAAAGAAGCTTGGGTAAGTGGGAAGAAGGGAACATACATACTCCCAGATACCTCTATTCAATACTTAGATCTTGATTCTCTTGGGCATATGGAAACTGAGTACGGGATATTTATGTCTGACTCAGGAAAAGACCAAGAGAACTTACAGCAGGCACGCTCTATTGCACAAGCTATGATGCAGAACGGAGTTCCAGCATCTGCAGTTCTAGAGTTATTAGATACTGAGAGCTTTGCAACTATTAAGGATAAGATTGCAAGAGCAGAACGTGCACAGCAAGAATTACAGCAAGCACAGCAGCAAGCTGAGATGGAGATGAAGCAGAAAGAACTTGCATCTAAGCAGCAAGAGTCTCAGATGAAGTATCAGGACAGCGAGAGAAATAGACAGAAGGATATTGAGATTGCATTGATTAATGCAGAAGCATCTGATCAAACAAACAGACTTGATATTGATCTGCAGAAGATGGTATCTGACTTTGAGATTCGTCAGAAAGAATTAGACCTCAAGCAGCAAGAACTTGGGTTAAAAGAACAAGCTCAATCAGCCCCAAAAGCTAAACAAGCATGAGTTATATAGAGAAGCTTAGTAAGATAAAAGATAAGAAAGCATCTAAACTCCCAGAGTTAGTTGTGGAGTTATTGGATGCATCAAATAAATTTCATATCTTGCACTTAATTGTAAAAGGGAATTCATCATATGCTCAGCATAAAGCATTGAACGAGCTTTACGACCAACTCCCAGATTTAGCTGATCAAGTTGCAGAGTCTTTTCAGGGAGCTACTGGGGAAATAGCAACTTACAAGTTTGTGTATGCTCCTGAACTAAACTCAGTTGAGCAAGCACTTGTATATATAAAGAAGCTGACAGAGAAGATTCATGAGGTACAAGAAACCATAGAATACTCTGAGATTGTAAATGATTTAGATACAATCAAAACTGCTCTTAACTCCGCATATTATAAACTTAAGTTTCTTGGTTAATGAATAATCAAACTCGAAGAGAACTATTAAACAGACATAGACAATCTGGATTCCCAGGTTCGATTATGGATGTATTCTCTGCATATGATGCGGGGAGAGATATTATCTCGGAGTTTGTTCAAGAACAGCAAGGACAGCAACAGTTGCAGCAAATGCAACAGATGCAACAGCAACAATCTCAACCAATAGTTGCTAATACTCCTGAAGAGCAAGAGCAAGGTTTACGTCCATTCCACGAAAGAGGGCAGGTTGATCAGAGTATGGTGTTCCCTAATGTTCCTGCAAATACCCCATTCAATACTGTTGGGATGAAAGCCCCAATAAATATTGATAAGTATGATAACAATGGGCATTTGATAGAATCATTCAAGAGTGTACCTCCTGGGATACAGAATCTTCCTACAGGTCCGCAGGAAGGGACAGTTGTAGAGACTCCTGCTAATATGCAAACTGGGGGTGTAAGGAGATATCAAACTGCAGGTCCTAGAAGAAATCCTAATGCGGAAATAACTACCCTCCAACCAATGGATGTACGTCCTGATCCGTTGGTAAGAGATAGACCAGCACAGAGAGTTATAGATCCAAGGGCACAAAGGCAGGCCGAAGAGCAGGCTTTCCAAACATTAATGTTTAACAAAACTAATGAATGGAGAGACCCTAACAACCGTGCAGCTATGACCAGCGGGAGAGCAGAGAGCGTATCCCCAGCTACATACGTAACTCCTGCTGGAGATTTACAAGCAATTATAGAGTCTGGAGCACAAATAGCAAAAGGTGATTATGTTGGGGGAGGATTGGGAGCAGGATTAGCTGCTGCGTCAGTACTATTACCAGGAACAATAAGAGTTCCTAATTCGGCCCAAGATTTGTTTGAAGCTGCAAATACATTTAAAAGACATGATATCACCTCAGCTGAAGAAGCCGCAAACCTCGTAGAAAGGGTACGTTATGATAGGGCCGATAACATATCAGAAGAATTAAGAAACGCTTCCGGTATGATTAATACAGCCACCGATAATGCTCGTCAACTTTATCGTGATGTATTTCCTTATTCAAGCACGAGAGGCGGTAATCAAGATAATACCAGTAGACTTATAAATAGTGTTTTAGCAGATAACCCACAACTTGCAGCTACATATCATACTGGAATGATGAACTCTCCAGAAGTTGGTGAGGCAGTTCGAGATTTTGGAAAACAATATTTGACATCATTTAGAGGAGTAACAGCACCGGATGCCCAGCATGCTGCAAAGTATCTAACATCCCCATTTGGGGGTAGCGACAGAATTCATGGTCCGGGAGTATATACTGGTGGAAATCCTGATATGGCAAGAACGTATGGTAATTATATAGGAGAACTTATGCCTATAGATATAACGCCTAATATGTCTGGTAAACAAGTAATGGGAGCGATTCAGGGACTTATACAAGAGGGGTCAGTGCCCTTTAATACTGGTGTACATAGTTTATATGATCAAAAACAATTCGAAGGAATTGTAAACTCCCTTATTGGAAATCCACAATTTGGAGATAGCTATGAAGAAGTTTATCAAAATCTGCTTCGAACATTTGGACAACCTACAGATTTCAGGAGAGGAATTCTTGATACTGATGGCGTAAGAGTAATTACTGGAACCGCAAAGGATAGAATTGTTCCTAAGATAGTACAAATGTCTGAAAGTCAAAATTTTACTCCAATAGTTACTCCAATATGGCAACAAAGATGGATTGGCGGGAACCGTGATTCTCAATATTTTTTCCAAAAACAAGGGTTTAAAAAATATGGAGGATTACTAAGATCTGGGAGTGTTAGTAAATACCAAGAAGGGGGCAGTAAAAATGTAGATCCATTTAGTGCATTTGAAGTAGCAAAACATATGGCTAGAATACATGGAGGAACTCCCCAACAGTATTTAGCTCTAAGTGATACATCTGGGTATCATGAAAGTGGGCATACAATGGATCCTAAAATGGTACAAAGAGGAAGTGGAATTGCAAAAGGAGCATTTCAAATTGAGGCATCTACTGTTCCAAGATTGCAGCAAAGAGTCAGACAATATGCGGAGCAGACAGGAAATAAAGTCCCAAGTTGGATAAATATTCCAAATAATGATGCTAGAAACTTATCTTTAGATAGACAGAGAGCATTATTTTTATTAGACATGAATTACTCTGAAGGAACTAATATGAGAGCGTATGCTCAAGGAAAGACTACTTCAGCCGAGCAATGGCTTCGAGGGTGGAAAAGAAAAGAAGCTGTAGACGGAAAAGATATTGAAAGATTCGAAACCAGCGCTAATAAAGCAAGACAGATGGGAATCCCAAATTCAGCTTTAACGGAATTTAATAGAATGGTTCAAGGTAAAAAACCTACTCCTCCATCAGGTTCTTACTATGATTTGATAAGACAATTAAATCCATTAAATCAATATAAATAATATGGCTAAGAAAGAGATGATTAAGAGAGCTGATGGCTCTTATTCGCAGAGAGGATTATGGGATAATATTCGAGCTAATAAAGGTTCTGGAAAGAAACCTACAGCTGCAATGCTAAAACAAGAGAAAAAGATTAAGGCTAAATCCCCAAAGAAATAAGGGAAAGTGGGATATTATAAAGGTATTTAGAAAAACTAAATATATGTTGCAAATTAAACCAAATAAAAATATTTTTGTATCATGAGCAGAACAACCAAAACCAAATCTCAACCTCAAGTCGATTTAGATGCACTGTCTTTAGATGACATGCTTGGAGATGGACTTGAAGCAGTAGAAGAAACTGAAGTTGAAGAAGAAATTGAAGATGACGTTGAAGAGGAAGAGGAGGGAGAAGAAATAGATACTGAACCTCGTGACTATGACGAGGATGATCCATTAGCAGACCCTCAAGATGATGATGAGGAAGTAGAAGATGATAATGACAATGAAGATTCTCAAGAATCTATCATCTTTGAAATTGCAAATACCCTTGGGTATGAGTTAGAGAATGAGTATGATGATACTACAGAAGGACTAACCAACTTTGTAAAAGATGTTGCACAGAATATAGCAGAAGATCAACTCCAGCAGTTGTTCAATCAATTCCCGGAAGTACAGCAACACTTAGACTATGTACTTGCGGGTGGTGACCCTAAGAGATTCTTTGAAGCTTTCAATCCTAACAATGACTTGTCAGACTATGAGTTGACAAGAGACGATAATAGAGCTCAGAAAGCTATCCTGTTTCAATACTTTAAAGCAAAAGGTCATGATGATGATTTTGCAATGGAAAGTATCAATGATTTTGAGGAAACAGGAAAGCTGTATGATAAAGCAATGAGAGCTCAGAAGTCATTAGCTGAGACTCAGAAAGAATACAGACGTCAACTAGTGGAAGAGCAGAAGAAAGAAAGACAGCAGAGAGAGGAAGAAGTTCAAGAGTTCTGGAATGAAGTAGCTGGAGTGATTGAATCTGAGAATGATTTTGCAGGAGTTAGAATCCCTGACCGTAAGAAGTCAGAATTCTTTAATTACATCTCTATGCCTGTAGGCCCTAATGGGGAAACTAAGAGAGATATGGATTATCAGAAAGCAGAATTACAAACTAAGATTGCTATCGATTATTTGTTATTTAATGGCTTTAATCTTAAAGATGTAATTGAGACTAAAGCTAGGACTAAGAGTGTACAGAGCCTTAGAGATCGTATTGTCAGCAACGAACAGAAAGCTAAAAGCGCAGGGAAATACTCTCGCAAAAACAAAGAGTTCAATTCTGATAATTTAGATCTTGGGGCATTATTTCAATAAACAAAAAAACTAACCTTTAAAAATTTACAATCATGGCTTTAATGCAAGTTCTTAAAACTTACTATAACGATCAGCAGATGACGGACACCAACTCTTTGGTGAACGCATTGATGGAGAAACCCGAAGAGCTGTCCCCGATTATCACCCACCTTGCAGGTAGAGAGGAGAAGAAATTCCCCTTGTCTTTCTTGACTGAGGGTGTTGGGAACACCAAGTCGATTGATCGTTTTGAGTATGAGTACCGTGTGAAGACGCACGAAGTTAATGTTCGTCCTGTTGTCGCAGCTACTGGCACAGGTGCAGGTGGATCAATGTTCACCGTCACTTTCCCGGACAAGTGGTTCATTTTCCCGTACACCTTGGTTTCTCAATCTGGGGTATTAGCTCGTATTATGGAGCAACCTGTTCCTGACGGAGCTGGGTACAAGTACACTTTGAAGCTTGTCTCTCCCGATGCGGGTGCTCTTTCTGCAAGTGAGGGTAATAAAGATTTAGCGGTAGGTGCATTGTGGGGTATGCTCTACGCTAACGTAGGTGTTGACTTCTCTCGCGGTAATGCATCTAACTGGACTGCACCGGGCTTGGTCAGAAGCAAAATCGGTACGGTTCGTAAGTCTTACCACTTCGCTGGTAATGCTAAAGATTATGTTGCACAATTCACCCTCCCGATGAAGGATGGTCAAACGACTAAGTTGTGGATGGATTACGAAGAGTACCGCCACATGCTTAAGTTTAAGGAAGAGTGTGAAATGTACTACTGGTATGGTGCTAAAACCTATGACGACAACGGAGTTAACCAAATGCTTGACGAAAACGGTCAACCCGTTATCTCTGGTCCGGGTCTCTTCGAGCAAATCATCAATAAGGACACCTACTCTAGCTTGACTCAATCTAAGATTGAGGATGTTATCGGTGATTTGTTCTACGGTATGACGGATGCTACGGATAAGCAAGTTACCCTGTACACTGGTATTGGGGGCGCTCGTGAGTTCGACAAGGCTATGCGTGACTACTATGCTACTGGAGGTTTAACAACTTCTAATAGCTACTTACAAACGACTCAACCGACGTTCATCACTGGTAGCGGTCGTAACCTCGGTATCACGGGTTACTTCACCTCGTATGACCACATCGATGGTCACCGTGTGAATGTTGTTAAAGTTCCGTTGTTTGACCACGGTCCGGTTGCTCAAGCTTCTAAGAAGCACCCAGAGTCTGGTTTGCCGTTGGAATCTTACAGAATGGTGTTTGTTGACCAGTCTTCTTACGATGGAGAAAACAACCTCCAGATGATCAACAAGAAGGGTCGTGAAATGCTCCGTTGGGCAGTTGCTGGTTCGGTTGTTCCGAAAGGCTTTGCTGGTACCGATACGAGAGCATCTGATATAGACGGTGCGTCTGTACACATGTTGAAGACCGCTGGTATCCTGCTTCGCAGATTCGATACTAGCCTTGATCTTCAGTGTGTAGCATCGTAATTTGTGTTTGGTTTGCAGAGGGGAGCCCGCTAACGGGCGGGTTCCCCATTTTTTCCTCATAAAGACTGAAGTTATTCTTAAACCTTAAAAGAACATTTTAAAACCATGCGAAAAGTTATTATCAGACGCAAAGAAGTCCTCAATCATCTTCCCAAAGAGATTAGAGCTGGGGCAAAAATCAAAATCGGTTCTATTTATATAGGACGACAGCCCCTTAAAGGACTCGAAGGAGAAGAAGCTCACAAGCTTTTATCCAAAGTACTAGACGTACCGCCCGGACACCAAGACTGGCCTAGAAAAGAAAAAGAATTCTGGGCTAGTATGAGTTTAAAAGTTCCATTCGAAGGAGTGGAATTAGATGTCTCAACAGATGAAGATGGATTCCCAAATAATGTAATGGACTTCATTACATATAAGTGGTGCTTAAAACATCGTCAAGTTGCTGAGAATGAAGACAGTATGAACTCTGATGGATCTAAGAAGTTCTACATTTACGATCCGGAGATTGACCTGCTGAAGCGTAGTGCTAACATCAAGGTCAGAAAAGAGGCAGATAAAGAGATGATTAAACTCGAAAAAGATTACGCTAAGATGCGTAGACTTATGAGAGTATTGTCTAAAGACTCTCGCCCAGATTCTCTCACAGATATGGAAGTAGAAAATCAATTGTATGATTTGAAGAATGCTCAACCTGAGAGATTCTTGAAGTTTGCAATTGATAAGGACTTAGATGCAAGAGCTGAAATTGAAGAAATGATTGAGTATGGAGTGTTCAGAACTATTGGGAACCAAGTCATCTACGGAGACGAGGTTATCGGGGAGAACATCACAGACACAATCATTTACATAAATAACAAGAAAAACTCTGGGCAAGTAAACGCAATGCGAGCTCAGCTTAAAGAACTCAAAGTCTGATGACAATTGATGAAATGCACATAGCGGTCAATCTTGGGGTACAGAAAATTGCTTCATTCCAAATGGACAATTTCTTACCCCAAGAAATTGACTTTGAATTAAATAACGCTATGGACAGGTTCATCAAGCAGCGTTATTCGACTCTTAGTAATAGATATAAAAGAGGTTTTGAACAATCTCAAAAGCGTATTGATGACTTACGACATTTAGTTGTAGAGTCTCAATTAGATGCTTATTACAAAGGAGAGACTATTGGGTTTGAAGAGTTCTTTATAGACAGGGTCAAACTCCCTACAGACTATTTATTTTTAGTGAGTGTTTTAGCTCGCATAAAATATGATTGCTCTGGGATAACTACTACTACTGATACTACAACCAAAACGTATTATAAGGTATCTGTAGCTCCTCCAGCTAACTGTAGAGGATGTCAGATAGCATCAATATCTTTTGCAGGTACAACTGTGATTAGCAAAGATCCATATCTTACTCTCGAGGATTTACTTAATGCAACTTTATACCAAAATTTAATACCGCATATAAGTATTCCTGATGGGGCTGGAAATGAGAATAATGGAATAAACACTAATACAACTCAGCTTTACAACCCAGTAGATTCTAACTATATTTATTTAGAATCAAGTGCTCAAGGAGCAGTTGTAGTTACTTGGACAGATCCTACAGGAACTCTATCTAATACAACTGTAACTATTCAATCACCAGACTTTGCATATCAGACATCTACATCTAAAAGAGATGCAGAAGTTTCTGAAAAAAATATTGTCTGTAAGTATATACATCAAGACGATATTTATGTTATATTAGAGGACCCTTTTAATACTACTAAATACACATCTCCAATATATACTGTAGCTGAAAACTACATTGATATTCATACAGATACGATATTTATAGTAGATTATGTAAGACTTAAGTACATCCGTATCCCAAAGAGAATGAGTTTATCTTTAGGAGTAGGATGTGAGTTACCTCTACACACTCATCAAGAAATTGTAGAGATGACTATAAAAAGCATACTAGAGGGCATAGAATCCCAACGGTATAATTCACAGACTATGGAAGTCATAGATAGTGAATAATTTAATTAATTGTTTAATCCCTAAAATTTAAATTAAAATGGGAACTAATCTTTCACAGGTGTTTATTTCAAACACTGCAAATTTTCAGGCACCGGGAGGTGATACTGTTACAGACGTTTTTACTGATTTAACCACAGCAGAAGTTGGGGTATGGAATGTACCTGGAATTGCACAAGCTACTTCAGGAACAAACTACTGGGTTAATACAAAATTATTTGAGAAGACTTTTGCAACTTCAGATACTAATACTGCTGGAGGTTCAGTAGATTTTGCAAATCCTGCTTGGAAATACAACCGCCTTCAATTTGCACAAGGTACTGCAGGTAATCCTATTGCAACTCCGATTATCAATACAGCTAACATTAAGCGTATTAAGTTTGATCCGTATTTAGCTACTGCAGGACATAAAGTAGTTTTAACAGGAACTCCGGCAAATACTGCTCAACATACAGTTAAGTTTATTTTCAGAACTACTCCTACAGATCAATTAAGCTTTTATGATCAGAATGGTTCGAACGCTGCAATCTTAAGTGGCACTGCTCCATTCCCACTTGGGGCATTCAACACCACTAATCACAAAGTTATTTCTGTACAGCTTGCAAAAACTGATTCAAATGCAACGTTAACTGAATTTGGAGCACTTTTAAAGGCTGCTGTTGAGGGTCATGGTCTTTTAAAAGATTTATTATCTGTATCCCAAACAAATGTTGCTGCAGACACATATACTGCTAAGCATGTAGGTGTTATTTTTGATATGATTATTTGGAATGACACTGCAGATGCAGCAAGTGTTCTTATCATTACTCCTACTGCATTTGTTCCTGGTGTTGGTAATGGTTGGCAAGTTCTTGGAGAAGAAATTCGTTGCAGAAGCCGTTATGGTAACTTCAACAGAATGTACCTTCCGCAGAATATGCCTACATACACCAACACAACATATAAGTACCATAAAGTAACTATTGAATACGCAACTAATTGGCCAACTTCTACAGGTATTGCACCCGCAGGAGCTACTAACCAAGTTGTTATTTATGCAGCAGGTAGTTCTACTGCTCTGGGAACTGGTGATACTAACTTAGATTCTATTTTTAACTTAACAGCATTTAGTGCTGGAGTTGAATACATCTGGTCTTAATTAAAATCTAATAGGGGTAACAATTGGGTTACCCCTATTATTTCTCTTAATCATATACTTATCATGCCTACTACAGCTGACAATCCCAGAAGAATTAATATAAATGAGACTTGTTCTATATTAGCTGTTAATATTAGAACAACTACTAATCCAATAGCTGGTACTCATTATATTAGAATTGAGGATGGGACTACTACTCCTGCGGGGTATACGGCTATTGCATCGGGAATGATTTTAGGAAGTAGCTCCCCTTGGTACATTACAACTAATATTACAGCAAATGTGCAGGGATTAGTCAAAGTAGAGCATGTAAGTAGTTTATCATCTACTGCAACTGTATACGCTACATTTTATACAATTGCCCCATGCAGAGTAGAATGCTGCATAGCCACTCTCGCAGAATCAGGATTAAATTGTGATTGTAACTGTGGGAAATGCGCTGAAGATTTAGAAAGAGCTACTAAAGTTTCTTTATTACTACAAGGAGCAACATATCTCGCAGAGAAAACAAATCCAACATCTGCAGATATTGCAAATGCTGAAAAGTTATATTTAAAAGCTGTACAACTCTGTGAAGAGGTTTGTGCTTGCGGATGCTAATCATGATTCCAGAAGTAACAAATACACAGGAATACAAAGACTTTCTTGACGATATAAAAGAATGTATCGGGCAAGATACTATCCCCATCTATACTAAAATAGTTGGGGGTTTAAAATGCTCTACAATAGAGCAGCAGAAAATGTCTCTAGCTATCAATCTTATGAGAAAGATTGGGTTAGAATGTCTAGACTCAACAGGTGTAGATCCAAATATGACATACCTGCAATCGTTTGTAGCATTTTCTCAAAAGCATTGTAGAGAGTGTACTTATATGAGTACAGTTGCTGGACAACAAGAACCAGCTGGCGTAGTTCCAGGACTTCCTACAACAGCTTTGTTATTTGAATCTGGAAATAATATATTACTTGAAAACGGAGATTACTTAATCTTAGAATAATGGCTAACACAAAGATATCTGCTCTTACTATTTTAGGAAAAGCGTCATTTACAAATGATGATTATATTCTTGTAGCAAGATCTACCACTCAAAACTATAAATTACAAGCAAATACATTACTCCCAACTCTTACTAATTTAGGGGGTGGAAGTAACTATCTTTTAAGCTTAGCATCTCAAACTGTTTTTTCTCAAAAGCAGTTGTTGGTTAGTGGAGGAATATTAGCATTAGCTAATAACGCTAATGATTTAACTCTCTCCATCAATCAAGGTAGTATAAATCTTAGTTCATGTAATAATAATGCTAACTTTTTAACGACAGTAAACTTAGCATCTAATGTTACAGGTGTTTTACCTAAAGCAAATGGAGGTACAGGATTAAGCGCTTTAACTGCTAATTCAATTATGACAGTTAATAGCAGCGGGAATATGCAATCTACTGCTTTAACGACTAATGGACAATTACTTATAGGAGGTGCAAGTGGTCCAGTAGCAGCTACAATTCAAGCAGGAAGCAATATTAGTGTTGTAAATACCAGTGGGGGAATACAAATTGCTGCAACGATTCCTGCAAGTGTTGTTAGTAAGACTGGGAATGATGTTATTATAAACAATGGAGGTGGATTAACAGCTGCAGGTAATATAACATTTAGTGACTCTACTAAAGGTTTAGTTTATACTAACAAAAATACTGTTACTCAGGCAACTAGCTTATCTACAGCTGTTACACTTAATGCTACAGCTGGGAAGATTAATCTATTCCCTACGGCTATTGCAGCAGAAACTCAATTTGAATTTACAGTAAATAATCCTACTGTAACTGCAGACTCTTTAATATTTCTAAGTATGATTGGGCCTGGGATTGCAATTGAATCAAATACAGGACACTATGAATTTCACGTATCTCAAATTGCTGCAGGTTCTTTTAAAGTAGTACTTTCAAACACTAACTCCACTCATGCTACAGATACTGGAGCAAGATCTGTACAATTCTTAGTTATTAACTAAGAGTTTTATTATATTTGCATAAACCAAACCAAACAATGACGTACAAAAAATTTACTTTCTCTAACAGAGAGCTGTTAGGGTTGTATGAAGGACTTAAGGATCTCAAAGAATTAACTGGTTCTAAGATGGCATTCTTTGCAGCTAAGAACATTAAAGAAATTGAGAAAGTATTGTCCCCAATTGATCAGATGGCTACTCCAAGTGAGGAGTTTTACAATGTATCAGTTGAAGCTCAGAAGTTCATTGAAAATTCCGATGAAGAAGGTCTGAAAAAGTTTGAAGAAGAACATGCTGATATCGTTGAACAACGTAAACAGCAACTTCTGCAAGTAGACACGGAACTCAATAAAGAGTCTGAAGTATACTTAGTAACTATTCGTAATGATCAAATTACTGATTCAGTTACAGTTGAGCAATTAGGGAAAATATTGGACTTAATTGAATACAACGAAAATGCTAACTAATGGGATTAGAAGCAGCGAAAAACTTTCTAAGGAATAGACCTGGGTATCTTAAAGAAGGTCCAGATAGGCTTAGTGAAAAGCTGAAATTTCCTAGAGATGTATGTGCTCAAGCACTTAAAGAAGTGAGAGCAGAAAACAAAATGAATAGTCCTCTAGACGAATTCCTAGAGAACAATAGTATAAATAAAAACAGTGTCGATAGTGTCAAGTACTGGCAGACACAATCTGGGGAGCTGAGATATTCGATAGTATCAAAAGATAGTATCAATCCATACGAAGAAGCTAAAGCAGTATTAGAAGAATTTGTTTTAAGCTACTCCCCCAGAGTTCCACAATTTATTAATCATAGGCACACCAATCCAGTAGCTTATGAGATATCTCTCCCAGACCTTCACTACGGAAAGATGGCTGGGCTTACAAATAAAGAGTTAGAGGATCTATACCTCGAGAAGGTGTTTGATTTAGTTCAAAAAGCTGAAGGACTTCAGATTGAGAAATTCATACTCCCTATTGGGAATGATGGAATGAACTCTGAAGGAATGAGGCAGACAACAACAAAGGGTACTCCACAGCAAGATAATGCTGGATGGAAAGAAACATTTAGAGGGTATTGGACTCTACTTGTAGCAACTATAGATTACCTGTCTAGGATTGCCCCAGTTGATGTAATAGTTATTTCTGGAAATCATGACTACGAGAGAATGTTCTACGTAGGAGATGTATTAGCTGCTTGGTTCAAGTACAACGAAAATGTTGAGATTGACAATAGCTATGAGCATCGAAAGTATTTGGAGTATGGAGTTAACATGTTGATGTTTACTCATGGAGATACAGAGAAGATCCAAGATCTCCCCCTAATAATGGCTACTGAACAACCTCAGATGTTCGCAAGAACATTTCATCACGAAGTGCATTGCGGGCATTTGCATAAAGAAATGGTCAATGAGTACAGAGGAATTAAAGTTAGATTCTTACCTTCTATATGCCCTAACGATGAGTGGCACAAGCGGATGGGGTATGAAGCTAAAAGAACTGCGCAAGCGTATATATGGAGTAAAAATCGTGGACTTGAGGGATATCTACAAAGCAATGTCAAACATAAATTTTAACAACTCTGACGACGAGTTTGATGATATCGACGATATCGACGATCTCGAAGATTTCTCTTATGAAGAAGAAGTTGAAATCATAGACTCAGCTTATAGGAATGCATTTAAGATTGCTACGGGAGAAATGAATTTCAAGCAATTTATGATGGACTCTGATGGAATACAGTTCTTCGCTTTTGACCCTTCAGACCCAGAAACATTTGAACTGATTATTGATGACATGATTGAGTATTTTGAAGAGACTGAGGAATACGAAAAATGTCAAACTCTTGTAAAATTAAAGAATTCAAAAACGCTTATAAAGGATTTAAATAAGCGATTAAAAACATCTGAGGATGACACTTGATGAGATCGCATACAATTTGATCAACGCTCTTCGTGGAGGTAGAACTAACCACGATGAACATATATCAACTGATCAAATTAAATTTAACATTAAGCATTATCGTGCCGTATTCATTCGTCGTGACTACGCTCGTAATGGTTTAATTACTAGACACTTAGAACAAGATTTAGGGTGTTTAAAACTCATCAAGGTTGATGCCAGCAAATGCTGTGATCTTCCTGTAGATTGTCCTATTTACCGTACTGAAGAAGAGATCCCTAGAACAGTGAGATTCAACTTCAGAGAAGCACTTACCTTCATAGGAGACATTACTGGGTTAGGAAGAATCCCCCAAGTAGAGCCCTATGAAGTTTCTTTTTTACCCTACGATAAATATACAAGGAACCATCCCAAAGCATATATGATAGAGGACTATCTGTATGTCTACAATCCGAAAGGGATGGAGTATATCAACGTAAGAGGAATCTTTGAAGATCCTGAGGAGATAGCAAACTTTGAATGCAATGGGCCTTGCTACGATTCTAAATCTAGATTCCCTATGCCTGCAGATATGGTGAGTGCCATTACTACAGGTATGATGAATGGGGAATTAAAAATACTGGGGATGACATTTGCAGATAGTGAAGCAGATAGATCGCAAGACTATTCCCCACTTAGAATGCCTAATACAATATCTGAAGATTAAAACTTAATAAAATGGGATACAATACAAAAGAAGAGATCTTATTAAACTCTTCAAAAACTAGTTTAGAAGAAAGCCTGGGGAAATGTGGAGGTATTCTCTTGACTACTACAAATGCTACACCCGGGAAATTTATAGCAGTTACAGCTATTGCTGAAGCAACTTTGATAACTGCAGGAACATTAGCTTTACCCAGCGGCACTCCTGTTACAATTCCAGCAGGTATTACTGTATACGGAAGATTTACTTCTCTTACTGCAGGAACAGCTAATGCATTTATAGCATACTACGAGTGTTAATTTAACTAACAAGAATAAGAAATCATGGCTAAGCAATGCATGAAGTGTGGGGGTATGAAATATAAGTCTGGAGGTTCTAAGTTTCCTGATCTTACTGGGGATGGGAAAGTAACTAGAGCTGATGTTCTCAAAGGAAGAGGAGTCATCAAGAAGACTGGGGGTGCTAAGAAGAAAGCTAAAGCTAAAAAATAATTGCAATGGCTTCCCCAGCTTGGCAAAGAAAATCAGGCAAGAATCCCAAAGGGGGTTTAAATGCTAAAGGAAGAGCATCTTATAGAGCTGCAAATCCTGGAAGCAAACTTGGGGCACCACAGCCTGAGGGTGGAAAGAGAAGAAACTCTTTCTGCAAAAGAATGTGTGGAATGAAAGCCAAACTTACTAGCAGCAAGACTGCAAATGATCCTAACTCTAGAATTAACAAAGCTCTACGTGTTTGGAAATGCGGGAGCTGTGCTAACTGGTAACAATGCTTATACAACAAAAAGAATATTTTATAGGGAATACTATAACGGCATTCAGTCTTGCAATGTCCATGTCCCAAATAAACGAACTCTTAACAGCTGCATCTTTATTGGTTGCTATAATCCTTAATGGGCAGTTATTATACAAGAGAATAACTAAAAAAGATAAAGACTAATTAATTTAAAACAAATGGCACGTAAAGCTAACCTTAAAAAAGGTATGAAGGGTCCACAGAAGATGCGCTACCAAATGGGAGGGGATTTCATGGAACCTAACAAAGAATTGAAGTTTGGAGGTCTGTATGAAAAAGGAGGTTTCAAGAAAAAGAAAGCTGCAGGAAATAATCCGAATGTTATCAGCCCTGCAACCTCTGCTTCGTACAGAGTGAAGAAAAAAGAAATTCCTATGAGTCCGACAAATGAAAAGATGAAAGGAATTGTTCAAAATGCATCTGCTATGAGTTACAATAGCAGTGTTGGAGATAAGGGTCAATATCAGCCCCCAATGTCTATAACAAGCTCAATGCTTAAGTCATTAGCTGGTTATGGGGCTGAGAGTAGAGCAAGCATGGGTGCTGCTGAAGTTAAGCCTAAAAAGAAGCAATTAGGTGGTATGATGAAGGGCAACAAAGCAACTGCTAAGTCTCCCATGAAGCCTATGGGTAAGAAGAATAATACTAAAACTACAAAGTTATAATATTATGCCTGCAGCAAAGAAACCCGTAAAGAAGCAATACGGAGGTTGTGCAAATTCTAGAAGAGCTGCACAAACTGCTAGAGCTCAAAATAGAAATCGTAGAAATCCAACAGCTGCAAAAAGAAGAGCAACAAGAGGTTCTGGAAATGGGGCTGCAGGAGTTGGAAAAGTATTGAAGACTGCAGCAGGTCTTACAGTACTTGGACTTATGGCTAAGAAAGCTAAAAATAGTATGTAATTTATAACCCTATATACCTATAATAAAATGATGAAAAAAGCACAACGCGGAGGCTATGCCCCAATGGGAATGGCTAAAGAAGCTGGAAAAAGGAAACCTAAATCTCAGTCTAAGCCCTTGACTGCTCGTCCTGGAGCTGCAGCTAAATCTGGATCTAAGCCTTTAGGAGCATGGCCGGGTGGTAAAGCAGCACCGAAGCCCCCCAAAAGAAAGACAGGAGCTATTGGTCTTCAAAAGAGAATTGTTAGAGGCAATTGATTTAAATAAATTGTATGCTCGGTCTTAAAGAGATTTATTCTGCATATTGTAACTCAGTTAAAGAGCCCCTCCCCAAGGAACTATTTACAACATTAATTCAAGAGTTTAATCTTGAAGTTGTTAATAGACTCCTTGAGGGGGAGGCCTTTAACATGAGAAACCATCTCTCTAATATTTGTATTAAGAGAATGCAGAGAAACCCATCATCTCCAACTGTAGATTGGTGGGAAAGTCTGAGATACAAGCAAGAGCTATTACAAGAAGGGAAAGAGCTTTACAGCGAAGACAACCCTGAAGGTAATAAATGGTTTATATACTATACAGATCCTTGGTACTGCAAGTATCATTGGGAAAAGCATAGATGCAAAATCCCAAACAAGAGTGCGTATAGATTTACCCCGTCAAGAGGTTTAAAGGGAAATAAAGAGAAGCTCACTAAACTTTTGAAAACTAACGAATTAGCATATTTAAGATTCCAAACTTATGGCAATAAGTAAGACAACCTCCAGTAAAGCAATTATCAGGAAGATATTCAGAGATCTGAACCCTAGTTCAGATAACTGGATTGAAGATGCTATTGAGTGGATTGGGGAAGCTCTTGAACACATCGGAGCTGCAGCCCAATTGGAGAAGAAATTATGCTTAGTTAATATCAAAGATTACAAAGGAGCTCTTCCTACAGATCTTTATTATATCAACCAAGTAGCTGTAAATAGTTCTGTAAATCCATCTATAGCTACTGAGTTAGATGAATTGCTTGCTAAAGTAGATGACATCTATTATCTGCTTGAGAACAATCCTGCACAGGATCTTACATATCAATTGAGAGATTTTAACTCTAGGATTGTTGTTCTTGAGAATATCTACACATCTAGTGAGACAGGGTTAGTTCCTTTAGGGTATTGCACAACTAATTTTCCTAAAGATATTCATTGCCCGACCTGTGCTAATACAGTAACTAATTACAGAGACTGTTATTACATAGAATCTGATTGGGTTAAGACATCTTTTCAGAATGGGAAAGTATGTCTTAGCTATATGGCATTCCCAATTGATGATGATGGATATCCATTAGTCCCAGATGATATCTCTTTTAAAGAGGCTATGTTCTGGTATATATACAAGAAGATACTTCTTGGGGGAGACTCTATTACAAACAATGGGGTTGATTACACATTTGCTGAGGGTCAGTGGAAATACTACTGTACTCAAGCTAGAAATGCTGCAAACTACCCAGACATTGGAAGAATGGAATCGTTTATGAATCAGTGGGTTAGACTCATTCCAAACATCAATAGATACGACGAAGGCTTTGATACACTCGGAGCTAGAGAGAATCTTTATAGAGGTAGATACAATTCATTTAATGTTCAATCTTGGCCAGAGTCTATGAGGACTGGGGGAGGAACCCCATCTACTGGTCCAAAAGCTGAAAGCGCTGTGAGAAGAGTAACCTTAGCTGTTTGGGAAGCAAATACTAACTCAACTATAAATATTGTTGCAGGAGCAGCATATGCTCAACTTCCAGTACCCAACTTAGCAGATGTTACAATTACCCCAGGTAATGCAACTATTGCACTCGGGACTAATAACTGGGTACTTGGGAATATGAATGCTGGAAATACAATTCAGTTTACATATACGATTACAGGAACAGGATCAGGAACATCGTCAAATGATGTAACTGTTAGAGTAATTCTGACTAATACTCAGAACTCTACTCCGTATACTATTGGGGAATACTATTACAACGCAGCAGCAAGTTCTAACTTCTCTGGGGTAGTAACCTACATAAACACCAACATAGCAAACGCAACTCTACACTTAGAGATACAATCTGATACCATAACAATACAAAACGTAGCTGTAACCTCTGGGAATATTAGAATTCAATAATGTTTACTTATAGGATATATGTAGACGGAGGTAACCATGTAATTGGGACCTACGAAGGTGCAACTCTAAAAGGAGAAGCATTATTTCTTCCCAAAGCACTAGAAGCAGTGATTGGGACAGGAACTACTGTAACCATAAGAAGGGTATTCAATCAAGCTCCTGTACTCACTAATATACCTTTTGCTGATTTAGATAACTCTATTGGAAATGCTTGGGGAGGAACTCAAGCAGCTACCGTCACTGCATTAAATACATTCTTTAATACTCCAATATATACTGCGGGAGCAGGAACTATTATTTCTGTCAATGGAGATACAGGTCCAGCAGTAGTTTTACATGGAGGACAAATTAACAAAAACAATAATGCTGGGAATGGAACTATAGCTAATGCTTTTATTACTGTAGAAAGTAATATTACGGCATTAGACACTGCTGTAACAGAATTATTTACAATAGTTGGGAAGAGAACTGGAACAACTGAACTTAAAGATACTAATGGAGCTGCTCAATTAGAAATAACATCTGATAGCACAAAAGTAAATAATGTATTACTTTTGAATCCGCAAAATACTGCTCCAGTAAATCCTCCTACAGGTGGAATGTATATGAATAATACTGGAGATCTATTTATATCAAAATAATAACAATTAAAAATAACTTTTAAAATGGGTACTTGGAAAAAAGTCTTAACAGAAGCCGACAAATCTACAGGATTAGTAAATGGAGATACAGGCTTAGTAACTGGTGATCAGGTATATGATTGGGTAACATCCCAAGGATATGGTACTGGGGCTGGAGATATTACAGACGTTGTTGCTGGTACAGGTTTAACTGGAGGTGCAACAAGTGGATCTGCAACTCTTTCTGTAAGTTATGGATCAGGTAGCAATATAATTTCATCTGCACCTAATTCTACAGAAGGTACTGCAATTGCCAGCGGAGATAAAATTCTTTACGCAGATACTAGTGATACAAATACTGTTAAGAGAGGTCTTGTTTCAGATCTTCCCTTTACAAATAATACTGGTACTGTAACACAAATTGTAGCTAGTACAACTGCAGTATCAGGTCTTAGCTTATCGGGTGGGACTATTACCACATCAGGAACTATAGCTATTACTGGTACTATTTCAGGTTTAACTAACTCTAATTTATCTGGAACTGCTGGTATTACTAATGCTAATTTGCAAAATAGTTCAATTACCATTGGGGATAGCACAATATCTTTGGGGGGAACAGATACTACACTTACTGGATTAACAGATATTGATTTAACATCTGGAAATAAAACTATTTTTGATGGTGTTGGAGCAAATACATTAACATTAGGACATAGTGACACCACAATTAATATTGCAGGTAACTTAACTGTTCAAGGTACTACAACTACAATCAACTCTACAACAGTTACTGTTGCAGATAAGATTATTACATTAGCCGATACTGCGAGTCCCACAACAACCACAGGTAGTGTTTCTGGTATTCAAATTGAAACTTCTGCAACTCAAGCAGAATGGCCTGAGTTGATTTGGACTAATGGAGGCAAATTAACAGGTTGGACAGTTGCTAATCATACTGCAACTGCGACTGTAGACTATCCTATTGCTATTATGCAATTTAGTGCATCTACTGCCCCAACAACGGGAGATGCTGCGGGATTAGGATCTTTTTACTTTGTTGAATCTACTGGAGCACTTTATATCAGAACTGCGTAATGGCAATCTTAACCAAACACGTTGCTAAACAAAACGAGAACACTGATTTATCAGGACAGGAGCTTACATTCTTGCTTAATTTAATTTCAAAGAGTACCTTTGAGGGTCGAGACGTTCTTCTCTTAAATAGTATTGTCACTAAAATAACAGCAGAAATAAAAGCTCATGAAACTGGAACTCACTGAAGTTTTGTTCATTAAGGAGTCAATGACTCATGTTACTATTAAGGCAATCAATGCTCCACAAGTTGCTAAACTTATTGAGAAGATTGATAAAGAAATAGATAGATTAGAAAAAGCACAACTACCTGAAATACCTGACTAATGGGAACTTGGAAAAAAGCAATACTTGAAGGTGATAGTACTCTACTCCCAACTGGGGGTACGACAGGACAAGTATTGGCTAAAAATTCCGCCACTAATTATGATGTAGCTTGGGCCACAGCTTCAGGTGGGGGTGCTACAATCAATAACAACACTGATAATTATTTAGTTACAGCGACAGGAACAGCCAATACACTAAATGGTGAAGCTAACTTAACATTTAATGGTTCTATACTTGGGGTAACTGCAAAAATTAGTCAGAGTATTGGAAATCAGAGTGTTATAATAGGACTAAATGCTGGTACTTATGTATATTCCACTGGATATGGAGATGTACTTATAGGACCATATACTGATACAACACTTTCATACACTGGAAATGGAGTAGCTATTGGAGCTTCAAGCTCTATTGGAGAGGCTGGAGTAGCTATAGGATCTAGCAGTAAAAATAATGGATATGGAGTTTCATTAGGAAATAACTCTGGGTACAACTCTACTGGGCAATACATGATTGCAATTGGGAGAGATGCTGGAAGATATGCTAGTGCAAACTCCAATGTTTATATAGGAGATTACTCTGGTAGGACTATGACTACTGGAGCAAATAATGTTGCAGTAGGAGCTAATGCACTAGGAGCAACTGGTGCTACTAGCGCTTCTAGAAACGTAGCTTTGGGAACTGACGCTCTTATTGGATTAACAACAGGTGCAGATAATATCTGTATAGGATATAGAGCGGGTCAGAATATGACAACAAATGGGTCCAGCGTTCTTATTGGGACAGAAGCTGGACAGAGTACTAACTTATCTGATAGAGTAGCTATTGGATACCAAGCTCTTACTGGTTCTAGTGGATCTCAGACAACTGCCGTAGGATATAGAGCTGGAAGATATTCTACTACGGCTGCAAGATGCACATATCTTGGACATTCTGCAGGACTTACATTCTCTGGTTCTGGAACTGGAAGTGATAATACTGGAGTAGGATATAATGCTTTATATGCTATTACAACAGGAACACAGAATACTTCAGTTGGGACTTCAGCTCTCGATGCTATAAATAGTGGAGGATATAATGTTGCTATTGGGTATGATGCTCTAGGAACAAGTCAAACTGGGGGAAATAATGTTGCAATAGGAGTTAGCGCTTTGGGGAGAAATACTGGATCAACTGGGTCTAATACTGCAGTTGGAGGATACGCAATGTACGGAGCAGCTGCATCACAAGCATTTGGAAACTGCGCACTTGGATATGGAGTTTTCTATAATATTGCTGGAGGATATAATAACATTGCAATTGGGTATCAAGCTGGATATAGTTTAACATCTGGGGCTGCAAATGTTTTTATAGGGCATAACGCAGGATATAATGAAACAACAGGATCCAATAAATTATACATAGCTAACTCAAATACAAGTACCCCACTTATATATGGGGAATTTGATAATGGTCTTTTAAGATTTAGAAATAGAGTAGAAATAGTTGGGGCTGGGGCAACAAGCGCAACAACTTCTTTACTTATTCAAGATAATGCTTCTGCATCTCTATTAACCATTAGAAATGATGGGGGATTTGCATTTAAGGGAGGAACCGTAGGAGTGGCTCAAACTGGGTATACAACTCCAACAAACCTTACAACCGATAGAACATTTGATGCAAATGCGACGACGGTAGATGAACTTGCGGATGTGCTTGGGACGCTTATTGAAGATTTAAAAACAAAAGGAATAATTGCAGCATAATGCCTAGACTCGGAGCTTTATTATCAACTACGGAGATAGCCACTGTAGTTGACAATGCAAATACATCTATAACTCTTGCATTAACTGATGCTGGAGACTATATTCGTTGCACAGCAGCAACGGCTATAACCGTTACTATCCCGCTACAATCCAGTGTAGCTTGGTTAGCAGACACAGAGATATATATTGAACAGAATGGAGCTGGACAGGTGACAGTAGTCGGGGCCTCTGGAGTAACTTTGAGAACATCTCAAACAGCCAAAACAGCTAAACAATATGCCGTAATAGGACTAAAGAGGACCGCTAGCGATGTATGGACTATTGTAGGAGAGAGAGAAGCAGCATGAGATTGTTTACAGTTGTTTCTAATAGTTTTGCCGCTCCAGCGGGGGGCTGGGCCGCTAATGATTTTGATTTTAATAATATTACGGCACCTACTACTACTAATACAGTAACTTTTACAAATGGGGGTACCTTATGCATAGCTGGAGCTGGTAGTTCAATGGGAGCAATAGGATATTTTAATGGGGTTGAGCTATACTGGCACGGAAGTCAAGCAAATGCTCTCTCACTTAAGCAATCTTCTGCAGGTCTTGGTACCATTGGTTATACTGGTTACTATGCCGCTGTTGATGTTGTAGCCAACAATACTCTTTATTTTGAAATTGCGGACGTAGAGCCTCCTAGTGATTCTGGAACTATAAACATTTACTCCAACACATTCAATGGAACTTTGATTTGTAGCTTTACAATAACTAAAGAAGGGTGCTACTTAACAACGGCTACTGTTCTTTATAAAAATTTGCAAGACGACGGTCCTGAACTTACCGCAATGCGAACACTTAGGGAATACTTTAGAGGGGATGTTTATTATGATAATCTTATAGAAGAATATTATCAACTATCTCCGATAATTATTCAAAAAATAGATTTATTGTCAAACCCAGAAGAAGAATATGAGTCTATATATCAAAGCGTTCTTAAAGTAAAATCATTTGTAGATTCTGAAAATTGGGAACAAGCTCAGGAAGAATACTTGAATACTTACTTTACTTTAAAAAACAAGTACATACAACCTTAAACAAAACAATATGCTTTACGAAACAAAAATTTGGGCCATCTCTGGAGAATATGAGTTTGAAGCCCCAATGATGACGTTATTAAACCCTTCTATAAAGGTTAATGGAGTTACATTCTCTCCTGGAACTGGGGTAGTTGTATCAATTACTATCAATGAAAATGGGGGACTGTTTAAACATTATCATTCTTTTATATACAGCAATTCTACAAATATTACAGATATCAATGAAGTTGTAGATGCTGCTATGTTAGAAAAATACCCCACTGCTGTAGAGCAATAAACTAAACTCAAACCATGCCCAAATACATTATTACTGAAGAGACTTTGAACTCTATCGTTCAATACCTCGCAAGCCGCCCTTACTTTGAAGTTGCTGAAGGAATTAAAATGTTATCCAACTTAGAGAAATTACAAGACTTAGATGAATAAATTTATTAAGGGAATGTACAAAGACTCCGAGAGAGTCGATCAGATTGAGGGCACTTACAGAGATGCCCTCAATGCTAATTTGTACGTATCTAAGGGTGCAGTTGTAAATGAGACAGGGAATGTAATAGCTTATACTAATAGAATACCAGAGTGGACAGACATTATTGGACAATGTAATCTTGAGGATGGGAGAATAGTAGTATTTTACAAAAGAGTTAAAAAGACTGGAGTAACTAGTACATCTGCTATTGGGGTATTAAACCCAAGAGAACAGTCATTTAAAGAACTGTACATTAACGATGATCTTAATTTCCAAGCTGATCATACGATTGAAGCTATGGAGAAGATCTCCAGCACTAAAGATGTCCTTATATATTTCACAGATAACTATATTAATAGGCAGGTAGACGAGGCTACTGGGATTTCATATGTTGCAGAAAACAATCCCCCAAGAGTATTTAATCTTTCTAAGCAAGAAAGACATGTAGATGCTACTGAAGGAGATGTAGAAGTTCTTTATGATGAGAACAGATTCTACAATGTAGATAAGCTTGATCTGTTTTTAAATACAGGTAACATCCCACAATTCTTAGATGTTAGTATAGAAGAAGGTGGGGGTGTAGTATCAGGAACATACCATCTTGCATTAGCATATGTAGATGAAGATGGGAATGAAACTAACTACATGACTACTTCAAATGCTGTATATCTTGTAACAGCACCTGAAGATGCAATTCCTACAGAGACTATCATTGGGGATCCACAAGGATCTCAGTCTAATAAATCTATTTCTTGGGAAGTTCAAATTCCATCTAACTTAAACTATACTCATATACAACCCACAGTCATTCAAAGATTTGGGGGTATAAACCAAGAGTCTAGTGAGTTCGCATATAAGTTAGACAAGGTAGAGATTACAGATGATGCTATCATAACTGTTACCTACACAGGTTTAGAAACAGCAGCATCTACATCTGTAGCATCTACTATCATAGATAGTGTAAGATACGAGACTGCAAAAAGCATTACTCAGTTAGATAATCAGATGTATATATCTAACTTAGAAGCTAGAGGAGATATTGGGTATCAGAGATTTGCAAACAATATTAAATTAGATGCTGTAGTAGAAACAGTAGAAGACTTTGATCCTAGATACTTTGATGTACTTAGTATTAATAGAGGTAATAGCAACTTTTTATCTACTAATGCATCTACATCATATGAATTAAGTACTTCTTTGAAAGACTATTACAAGGTACAGTCTAACGAATTACAAGCACTTAGTGATACCCAAAAAGCATTCTTTTCTAGTAAAGTCAGAAAGGGGTATAAAGATGTAAAACTATCTTATAAAATGAAATCCTTCAGACGTTCTGAAGTATATGCATTTTACATATCCTTTGTTTTAAAAGATGGGACTGAGACATATGCTTATCATATTCCTGGGAGATCTCAGCGTGTAATAAATTATATAGTTGGAGGTTCTAGTATAACTATTAATGAGAATGATCCTATATCTAGATACAATCTAACAGCAAGTAGTACTGGAGATTACCTTTTTAATAATCTGTTTAATGTAGTAGAAACAGCTAAGTCTTATCCTGATGCTAAGCTGCACCAAGTAATAGATACTCAGTTACTTGCTTGGGAAGCTTCTATTGGACAAGACGAAAGGACAACTAGTTACTGGGAAAATGACAACGAGTTGTACCCAGATACAGATGACTTCTCAATCTTTGGTGTAGATAGCAATGGGAAACCTGTAGACACACAAACTAATATTAAACAACACAATGTTAGGCACCATAAAATGCCTACAAATAAGATAAGTACTTATGGGTTTGTTGCTAATACAGCGTACGTTGATAGTTGGAATGGATTTACTGATTTTGATCCTAATATTATCGATATAAATACTGGTGTAGATACTACTGATCAAACACTAACTCTAAAGGAAGATATAAATATCCTTGGAGTTAAGTTATCTAATATAAAGATTCCTCGATTTATTTTAGAGCAAGTACAAGGATATAAGATATACTACGCTAAAAGACAGCAGGCTAATAAGACTATTATTGGGCAAAGCGTTGTAGTCCCAAGTGTATTTATTGGGAACATGGTCCCTACTATGAGCAAAACAAAAGCTACTGCAGGACCATTCTCTAGAGCATTCCAAATGGTTGGGGCTCCTATAAACGATGAAGACTTTTTAATTAATGTAAAAAAAGCTTCATCATCTAATGGATATACAGCATTATATAAAGCTTTTTCTGTATTTAAGTTCCATGATTTCAACTTATTAAAGAACAAGCATACTCTTACAGGAGCATCTCATATCGATGTTCAATATGTACTTCCTATGCAAGTATATGCAGGAGGACCACATGCTAGGGAGAGAAGTGAAACTATTGATGGAAGCCCATTTGAGTTTTTTGATAACATACCTTGGGTTGGGACTGATATTGGGAATACAGTAGATCCTAACTATTCAGGGAATGGCACCCCACCCACAAACGTAAGAATCACAGCATTTAATACTTCAGTATTATTAGCTGCTGGGTATGCTAGCCCAAATGCTTTACAATCTTCAAATAACTTTGAACTTGCTAAAATAGGAGTTCAAACGTCACTTGTTATTAGTAACTTAAATTCAATATTTACTATACACCCTAAAAGTATTACTTATCTCCCAGGACATACACAATTAGAAGTAGGATCTGGAACATCATTTCACGGGGTAAAATACTTATTAAATTTTGGGGGTGAAAGCGCTATTGCAATTGGGTTGACCTCTGGACTCCCAGCACTTAGAGGTTATAAGCAATCCAACTTAGCTACTATTCTTGCAAATGGGAATACATATAAGTGGAATGAGAACGGGGTATATTTAGATACTGGTAATGTTAATAATAAGAATGTATTAACTCAATTATCTACATATAGAACTGGAGCTCCAGTATTATACTTAACTAATTTATGTGCAATTAAGAGTGATGTATATAAGTCATTTGATGAACAATCTTTAGTGTGGACTGGGTATTATAAAGATCTTAGTGAAGTTGACGTAGAGAGTGGGGGTGATAGAGATAACAACTATTATGACGGAGCTGACTCAGATAACATCTTTGGAGGTGATACATACATAACTAGATACGGATTTAGAAGCACTAATCTAAGGTATGGATGGTGTAGATTTAATCAAGATATATCTGATGGAGTAGATGATATTCCATTCCAAGGTACTCATACAGGAAGTCTTCAGGTAGCTACAAGTGGTACTCAGTCCAATTACGCTGATGCTAATAACTGGATTGCAGGAAACAACAACCCAAATGCATCTATATACTATTTCTTCTGTGAAGCAGATGATTTGATTGGGTATAGATACAATGCAGATCAGACTCAGGGAGTAAATGAAGATAATGGAAGATTCTTTGACTATGCTAATGCATCTGCTACGCTGTTCAATTCCCCAATAAAAGATAACACTAAGTCTGATAACTTACTGTATATGAACAACTACTCTCTTAATCAAGATATTAGAGTAGCTGTCCCACTTCCTAAAGTAAGAACAGATATAAATAGCTTCCCAACTAGAACCATTAGATCTAATAATGATGAAGGTTCTATCTCTGATAAGTACAGAAAGTACTTAGGACTTGAGTACAAGGATATCCCAAAGAATAAGGGGGATATTTGGAAGATATTTACAATGAATGGGTTACTCTTTATGCATACAGAGAGAAGCCTGTTTACAACTAAGGGTAAACAAGAGATCAATCTTGGGAACTCAGGGGCTGCATATGTTGGTGGAGGGAATCTGTTTGAGCAAGAACCTCAAGAGATTGTAATCTCTGCAGAGGGCTATGGAGGTACAGATGCACAGTTCTCTTCTTTAACTACGAGATACGGACAGTTCTTTGTAAATCGTAAAGACCGTAAGGTTTATCTATTTGGGGATCAGATTGAAGAGATAAGTGCAGCTGGGTTGGAATTGTGGTTTATTCAGAACCTTCCATATCAAGTAGAAGAACTTGGGTTAGATCTTGATAAAGTCACAAACGCAGATGCCCCAACTAAATGGTTTGGGTTTACAGCTGCATACGATTCTGCATATAAGAGAATCATATTAACTAAAAAGGAAAGAAGGTTAATAAACCCAGAAGGATTAAGTGTAAATTCTATACAAAATGGGGAGTTTATTAGTCAAGCATACAATGACTTTGATGATGATAATCTCTACGAAGATGCTGGGTGGACAATATCATACTATCCTGAATTAAAATCTTGGGGCAGTAGACATAGTTATACTCCTAAACTCTACGCTTATAACTCTAATGCATTCTTTAGCTTTATCATAGAACTTGATAAAGGATACATCTGGAAGCATGACAATGACAGTTTCCCATGTAACTTCTATGATGAGCAATTCAACTTTGAATTTGAGTTTATAGACAATCAATCTCCCGCACAGTCCAAGATATTTAGTGCTGTAAAATACCATGCTGATGTGGTTAGCCCAAGTCCAACATACCCACATCAATTACATAAGCATACATCTCCTGGATTTACGCAATTCTATGTCTATAATACTAATCAAATATCTGGGGAGAAAGACATTAACTACCTCTCTAATTCTAGGCTAGTAGATAGAATATGGTGGATTAATGAGTTCAGAGATATGAGTGCAACTACATCTCTGACTAATAATAGTTTAGTTACTGGGATTATTAACGTACAAGGAACTTATACAACTGGGGTAGTAAATAACTTAGATGCTATTCCTATGTTCGAAGAAGAAGGAGTAATCAATACTAGTTATTTAAACACAAACAAAAGTTGGTTTGATCAGAGAAGGCTTGTAGATAATTATTTAGCTATAAGACTAATTAGTGATAATTCAGAGAATAATTTAATATATTTGTATTCTGCAGGCACTAAAAACAGACCATCCTTTAGGTAATCATTGAAAATTAATACAATGTCTAATAAAAAGAATAAAAACTGGATTAAAGGTGCTATTAAAAGACCTGGAGCTTTAACTAAAAAGGCTAATAATGCCGGGATGTCTGTGCCTGCGTTCACAAATAAAGTTACCTCTAACCCTGATAAGTACGATCTTAGAACAGTTAGACAAGCTAACTTAGCTAAGACTCTTAGAAAGTTTCAACCTGGGGGTGATAGAGCTCTCCCTACAGGAGCTATGACTTCTACATTGTCTTCTCCAGGTTTAGGAGCATTTCAAGCTCAGCAACAAAGAGCATTTGAGATGCAGGAGTATGCTAAGCAATTAGCTGAGGAACAGAAAGCTAAAGAAAAAGCAGCAGAAGAGGCTAAGAAAGAACAACTTCAAGCTACTGCGGCGCAAGCTGGGAGTAAAGAAACATTTGATTTAGCTCAAAAGGGAATTGAAGCTTTTAGAGCTGGAAGAGCGGCTAAGAAAGCTGGGGACGTAGCTAAGACAGCTACAACTGCTGGTAAAGTAGCCAATACAGGAGTATATAATCCTGTAGGATTAGGTTTAAATTTAGCTGGGAGTGCAGTGCAAGCAGCTAGTGATGACAATGATCCAACAAAATATAATGCTGGAGAGACTACTGGGACTCTGATGAAGGGTGCTGGGACAGGTCTTGGGATGGCTGGAACACTGACAGCATTAGCTCCTGCTCTTGCTATTCCTGGTATTGGATGGGCAGCAGCAGGTGTTGGAGCTTTGACAGCTGGGGCTATTGCTTTACATAGAAGAAATAAAGCAAGAAAAGAACAAGCTGAATTAGATTCTAAAAAAGCTGAAGATAAGAATAGGTTGAATACTGCATTCTCCGATTCTTGGAATCAAGCATTTACAAAATCTGGGATGGACATGGGATACAATGTTGGGAGTTCTGCAACTAACTCTTATCTCCCCGGGCAACAACAAATGATGCAGACTGGGGGAGTAAATACTAGAAGTTTGCTTAGCAGTTTAAATCAAGTAGATATATCAAAACCTATCGATCCTGCAAATCTTGCAATGGCTCTTGAAAAGAGACCATCTCCCAGTGCGTTGAGTAGTTATGCATACGGTGCATATAGTGGTCCTGCTATAAAAAGTGCAAGTAATCTGTCTACAAACCCCTATGTGCTAACTGGTTATCAAAATGCATTACAGCAAGTTAGAGGATATCAGACTGGGGGTAAAGTACCGGGTGGAGAAATTAAACCATTACAAGGAGGAGCAGTAGAGTTTGTTGGGAGAACTCATAAGGAGGGTGGGATTATGATTGATCCTAGTACAGAAGTAGAGGATGGAGAGACTATGGATAAAGTCAACATGGTTGATAAGCAAGGAGATTACATATTCTCTAACTACTTAAAGCTTGGGGGTAAAACTTTTGCTCAAAGACATAAAGAGATTCTGAATAGAAAAGGTTCTCAATCTGAGATACAGAATCTTGCTAAAATGCAAGAGACAGTAGCAGCTAAAGATGGGGAGGCAGGTCGTACTCCTAAGAAGATAATGCAGACTGCGGGTGAGCGTAATCCAAATGAATCTTACTTCCAAAATTACAATTACGCTATTCAACCTAGAACTACTGGGAAAATCCCAATGGAGGGAGATATTGATAGGAGTAACTGGCAAGCTACGTTAAATACTCCTTGGGCTCAAAATTTAGGTTTAGATCCTAATATGACTCAAGAGCAGTTAATGCAATACTACAATGAAGAGTATACTCCTATGGTACAAAATATGGCTAAGGAGAATCCTGATGAATTTATAGCAAGAGCTAAAGAATTTGCTTTTAGTAATGATCCCAACGCAAAATATATTAGAAAGCAGTTTAATGATGATGGATCACTAAAAGAGGGTGGATTAGATAAATTAGTTGGGTTAGCTACTGATACTCAGGTTGGGCCCTATCACGCAATATTTGCTCCAAAAAAAGAAGTACCCAAACCCGAAACTCCACCTACTCCTCCGCAAGAGACACCTGAGCCAGAAAAACCTCAGAGCAAAACACCTCCGGAAAAAGAAATTCCAAATATGATACCCCCTAAGGATCTTCCAATGCTTCCTTTAGGTTGGGCACAATTAGCAGGACCTGCATTTGCACTGAAGAATAAGTATCCTGAAGCACAGATGGCTTACACTAGCCCTGTTGGACGTATTAATCTTCCGAGAGTAAACTACAATGCTCAACGTGCAGCTAATGCAAACGCAACAACCGCAATGCAGAGAAGTATTGAGAACTCATCTTCTGGACCTGCAGGTATGGCTAGCAGATTAGCTGCTCTTAATACAGCTAGAGAGGCTGATCTTGAGATTGCAAATGCAGAATCACAAGTCAACAAAGCGTTGATGGCTGAAGAAGCTTCTGAGAACTTAAAGGCAGATATGGCTAATGCACAGATTGGGGCTGATATGTCTCAGTTTAATGCGCAGATGAGGTATCAGTCTGACATGAATAAATATGATACTAGACATGCTGCAGTTTCCCAAATTGGGAACATTCTTACAGAGATTGGGAAAGGATATAGACAGAACCTTGCAGATGAAAGAGTTGCTAGAGCTACACAGCTGAATGGGGAATATGATAGAGAAAGAATGAAATCTGCAGCTAGACTTAGAAACTCTACTGTAAATGTGGGAGGTAAAGAAGTAAAGTTTAGGAACTTATCTCCACAACAACAGAATGAAGCAGCAGCTGCCATGTATATGGGTGCTAATGATCCTACTAAAGTGCAATCTTTCTTAGAAGAAGATAAGAAGATGAGAGCGCAAGCTATGGCTCCTAAAGAAGAAGAAACAACTGAAGCTAAGAAGAGAGGAGGAAGGAGATATACTAGTAAATTTGGGAAAATAAATAAGAGAACAAGAAAAGCTAAGTAATGCCTATTCAATATTCAAACCCTATAAACCCATATGTAAATAGAGGATCTGTAGAGGTAGCTAAGTTATTAAGTAGCAAGTTTGCTAATAACTTTCAGTTTGCTGATCAGCTACAAGATTCTTTAGCTAATTTACAAGTAGCTGATTTTGAGGGAGATCTAGCTGCTAAGATGCAGCTTGAACAGAGAACTCGTCAAGAATTAGAGGGATTCTCAGCGAGAGGGGACTATGAAAATCTCATGGTCCCCATTACTCGTTCTGCACAACAGTTTGCAAAAGATTACACTCCGTTAGCGCAAAACTACAAGCTCTATGAAGAAGCTAAGAAGATAGAACAAGAAAGAGTTATGCGTGGAGATGTCACTCAAGACCAGTATGAAAACTGGATGAGAAGATCTAAGTATATCAATGACCCAACTACTGGGGACTTAGGGACATACAGAGGTGTAAAGTTTAATGCAGATGGGAGTGCAGATAACTCATCTTATTTTGCTCATATCCCTATTGCAAGAGCAGTTAATGTTGATGAGGAAATACTCAAAGCAATTAATACTCTTGACCCAGAGAAAAGAGGAGGGAGATCTGCAACACAGTTTGTTCAAGGACAAGATGGAATACGTTATGTAGTTGATAGTGAGGGAGAAATTATTGAACAAGTAACTCCTGATAGAGTAGCAGCAGTAACTAGACAAGTTCTTGATAGATCTGATGTACGATCCTATCTTGAGCAAGAAGCTGATTTTGGGACATTTGAATCTACTCCTGAGGAATTGCAGATGATTTTGTCTCAGCGCCTTGAGACTATTTCTGGGAAACCATCACATACTCAACATGCTCAAGAACTTAGAACTGTATTGCAGTCTGGGAATGCTGGGCAGATGAGACAGATGGCTAAGAAGGTTCTGCAAGATCAAGATGCAGAGCGTTATATGGATATGGCTATTAGAGCTGGAGCTACAACTAGCAGATATGGAGGTGGGTCTAGACAAAGAATTGATTCTGATTATTACTCTTACTTGAAAGATACAACTCCAGCTCCACAACCTACTACCCCAGTTATTACAGGAGAACCTCAAAAAGTAGCATCTGCTGCAGTTAAGGATGGAAGAGTAACTCCGGATAACATTGAAAAAGCTAAAGCAGATGGGAGTACGCAAATACAAACTCAAGCTCAACTGTTTGCTCAAAAGCATCCTGAAGTTTGGAGAGTAACTCCTCCAAATATATCAACATACAGCGACCGAAGAATTATTGCAGAGTATGGAAAATATGGAAAGGAAGCTGTTCAGGATTTAATAGCTTTTAAAAATTTACAGCGTCAAGTTGGGGTTAAGTTAGAAGCTTTAGATCAACTAGAGACTCAAGCTAAACAGCAGTCTGGATATACACTCCAAAATGCTGTTAAAGCTATGCTCGTAGAAGCAGCTACAGATAATGGAATACAAGCATCTGAATTAGGAGATCAAATTGTATCTACAATAAGTTCTAGATATAATGTCAACCAAGAAGATGCTATTAGAATGTATGCTGAGAATTTCTTATCTGGGGTTAAGTCACCGCAAAGACTTCCTACTGAGGAATCAGCTTTAATGTCTGCTTATGTTGGTTATCAATTTAAGGAAGGTATTAGAAGTGAGATTTCAGAAAGAGAAGCATTGTCTGTAGTCTTACAAGATGTATTTAATTTAGATAGTGCTCAGGCTAGTAAAATTGCTAATAGTACTCAGGCTAAAAATCACAATTTAGATACATCTTCTTCGCTTTCTTATAACAATATCGCAAGGACGTATGGAGGATTAAGAGATGGATATGTACAATTATTAAACAATTCTGCACAATCAGAAATAGCTTTTAATGTCTCTGAGTCAATGTTTGGAGATGGGAGTAAAGATAAAGCTGTATCATCTACATTAGTTAAAACATTAAAGTCTAGCGCTCCTGAATCCTTTAGTGGTTTAACTGATAGAGTTACTGGAGAGCCTGTATCTGAAATATTAGGAGATGGAGCTTATACTATTGACGATGTTAAATTTACACACGCCATACTCCCAGACTATACTATAGCGTCAAATGCTGTTCAGATGACTTTTAAACCTGCATCAGGTACAGAAGGAGGAAATAAAGTTGTTATACTTCCATATGAAGAAGTTGTAAGTGAGTACAATGTAAATACATCTGCAGGACCAATAGATGCTAATGCAATAACTTTACAACAATACCCAAATAGAATATTAAGCGAAGTATATACTCATAAAATAAACAATCCATTAACTCCATCGGTAACTATAAATAGAGATTTCTCTTCAGGAAATCTTTCATCTGAATTTATATTCCAAGATTCTGAAAAAGGAGGTGTTAAGTTTCCTCAAATAGTTGGGGTTACTTCTACATATACTGATATAAATGGAAGAAGAAATCAGAATACTTTATCTTTACAAGATTGGATGGACTCTTATTTAGATAATCTTACTACTGGAGTATTTGAAGAATAAATAATAATGCAACTAGATCCTATAACTAATCTTCCTAGAGTCAGAACTAAGATAGACCCAATAACAGGACGTGAAATTCCTGTCACTGGGAGAACACCATATACTTCTGGGATTGGGTATTCATCTTCAGGCCCTACGAATACTTATGAAACCTATCAGAGTAGAGGTATTAGAGTTGACCCAAGATCTGATATAGAAGAACTTAGAGCTCTTAGACAGAGCACTATGGATCAATGGGCTAATGGATTAGGAAAAGCTGGGGTTACATTTGGAACGTCTATTGTAGACAATACTGCAGGATTCTTATATGGATTAGGAGAATATGCTGCTGGGGGATTTGGGGGATTTGATGAGTTTAAGGAATCTATGGTTCAAAACCCAATAGCTCAGTTTACTAGATCTATAAAAGAATCAACTGCTGAAGCACTCCCTAATTACTATACTAGAGAACAACAGCAGACTACAGACGTAATTAGTGCAAACTTCTGGGCAGATAAGTTCTTAGGAGGTGTTGCTTATACTGCAGGTGCTATGGGAACCGCATGGTTAACTGGAGGTACTGGCTTATTGAGCTCAGGTGCAAAACTCGGGGTAAATGCTGCAGCTGCAGGACTTAAAGGTACTAAAGCTGCTGCAGCTTATGCAGCTGGAAAAACAATAGCATCTAATATTGCTAAAAACGCTGGAAAGGTTGGAGAAGCAGCACAAATAGCAGGTCAAAGACTCCCTAAAGGGTTGTCTATGTTAGAGTCTGGGACTGCAATGTCTATGGCTGAGGCTTCTATTGAAGCAGCAGAAGTTAGAGACATGAAAGTGCGTCAGGGGAAAGAGAGATATATGGAAGAAAATGGACTGACGGATGAGTCTCAAATTCCTCTTAACGTATTACAAACCATAGAGATACAAGCACAGCAAGCTGAAGGTGCTGCATTTTATGGGAACCTTGCAGTTCTCATCCCTACGAATCTTATTTCGTTTGGGAAGATGCTTAGACCTATGAATCCTCACAAGCTGAATTTAAATTCTAGAGTTATCTCTGGGACAGATGATGCTGGGAGATTTGTAGCAAAAGATGCTTATGCAGAGATGGGGAAGTTCGGGAGAACAGCTGCTAGAACAAGAGATTTTGTAGCTCCATATGTGAAAGGAGCAGCTACTGAATCATTCCAAGAAGGAGCACAATCTGCAATACAAAGAGGTCTTGAAGAGTTTGAGTCAGATCGTTACTACGACTCTGGGAGCGCAGAACTCTTTGAAGTTCTTATGAAGGGAGGTTCTATGAGAACCCTCAAGGAATCTTTAGGAGATATCGGAGATGCAGCTCTTTCATCTTTTAAGGATAAAGATGCTAGAGAATCTATGCTTATTGGGGCTATGATTGGTTTGATTACCCAAGGTAAAGCTGGGTTTACAGCAGTGAAAGACTCTGATCAAAGAACAAAAGAGTCTTTAGATCTTCTCAATAACCCTAATTTCTATAATCTTAAAGAGCGTGCTGGGACTACAAATGCAGCTATAAGATATTCTAATCTTATGGAGCAAGCTCAGGAGAGAGGGGATATGAAAGCTTACTATGATTATCAGATGCTTCTATTCCAAGAAGAAGCTCTGCATCATGTTAAGAATGGGACATTTGATGTCTTTGTAAAAAAGCTTGAGGATGCATCGAAGATGACTCAAGAAGAGCTTGAAGAAACTGGGATAGCTTCGGGTGCAATGCCCCCTACTTCAGTTTTAAACCCAGCTGCAGAATTAGTTAATCGCACAAAGGGTTTTATCAAGACTGTAGAGAAAATAAATAATATGTTCCCTGGGACTCAGATGCCTATGGGAGCACAAGCATTATTTATGTCTAAGGCTCGTAAAGAAGAATTAGCTCAACAGATAAAAGACGAGAATATATACAAGTCTGCTTTGATTAGAACAGCAGCAATGAAAGATGGATTAGATTCTCGTATCTCCCAAGCTCTTACGGAATTAAAAGATCTAGCCCCAAATTTAGATACAACTAAGATATCTGAATCTAGAACTAAACAGTTTGCAAAGGTTATGGGAGAGGGGAAGAATGAAACATTAGAAGCCCCAGAAAAAGATAAAGAGATTGTTGACGAGCTTGAAAAAGCTCTGCAGGCTATTGAGAATCCAGTAGATCAGATTCTGTTTGTGCAGAAAGCTGGGTACTTGACTTCTTTACTTGGGGATAGAGACTATGTACTATCTGCGCAGGAGAATTTATTGAGATCTCCAGAAGATAGAGACTTGTATGTTCAGAGAGCAAAGATGCGTGAGGAAGCTGAACTGCAGAAAGCTAGAGATATGGTTGTTGATAAAGCTATATCTGAAACACTTACTGCAGATGAGTTAAAAGATAGATACTCAACTTTTGAAAATATCTCTGGAGAAGCTAAAACTAAGTATGATAGTGAGCATGTAAATAGACTTGCAGAAGAGGGGAGGACTGTGAAGAAGTTTGATCAGATGAAGAAGTCTGATATTGAAGCTTTGACTAAAGACAATGCAACTCCACTTGAACTAAAATTAAGAGAGAAGTATTTAGCTAATAGAACGCAAGAAGAGCCTTTAGTAGCTAAGAGGGCTGAAGCTCCTACTCCTACTCCAGAAACACCTGCAGATGCGACAGTAGAGTCAACTCCAAGCGCAGAAGATTCACTTGAAGCGTTACTCGAAAGAGAGAAAGAAAAGACCGAAGAAGAAGTTAGACCTAAGACTCCTCCCCCAGCATCTACTACTAAGGATAACTCCAATGAGATAGTTACAAGAACTACTCAGAATGTTCCTGAAGGAGCAGCCTCAAAAGGACAGTTCTTATTAGATGCTAATGGGAAAGTAATAGTTAATGCTAATGGAGATCCATTGTACAGTGATTTTAATGAGAAAAGAACTGTAAACGGAGTCCCAATTCTTGATCAATCTTACTTAGCTAGTATTGACGTAACTGTTGGGAAAGAAGTTACTCTGGAAGTAATTGAAGATGATTGGTGGTTATCTAATAAAGTTAACTTCCAAGATTCTCAATTAGAGAATATTCCTATCTATGTTAAAGTAGATGATAAGTATGTAGGTGTATTAAATACCGGGAGAAGCTCATTAAGAGCAACTGTATATAGAGAGTACACTAAAGGGAATAATGGGAGCGTACAGTCTAGGATAACTGAGAAATACGCTAATAATATATTCAATGCTGTAGATGTTAATGGAGATACTGTTTTGTATAATCCAGTAGAATCTATTGAAGAAGACTTTTACTTGGCTTATTTAGATGAAAATTCTAAGTGGGTACTTGGGAATGTCGAAGGTGTAAGAAAAGAGACATTAGAAACTATTAATGCTCAAATTAACTCAGCAGTATCTGTTGGGGTTAATACTAAACTTACTCCTGGTCAAGTAGCTTTTGTACTTAAAGATCCAAACAATCAGTGGAGAACAGTTATTGGGAGTACAGCTAAATTAAGTCCAGAAGATATTCAAGTTGCTTTAGGTCATTTAAAGAAGAATGACTCTGTTAAGTTTACAACATTAGTAGGGACGAATATTCTTCCAGGACCTGGGGGAATACGTTTATACTATGGAGATAAAACAGATAACAACATTCTAATAGACTTAATAGATGAAAATGGGAATAGGCTACTAGGAGATTTACTTGGGGATAACCTTATCTCTATAGATATGGGTACGGTTAAATCTATTCTGAATGGGAAATTTAAAGGAGTAGAATCTATCCCGCAAACTCTTAAGAATTCTTTAGTTGCAGAATATGGAGTTGTAGAAGTAACTGCGAAGGGTACAGAAGTTTATGGAGTAATCCCTAAAGAAAACAATTTATCCCCAGAACAAGTAGAGTTTATTTATACTAACTTAGAATCCTTATTAACTAATCTCTTAACTCAAAAGAGATACAATATATCTGGGGCATTTATAAATAGCAGTAAACCATTTACTGGAGGTGCAACATACCTTGAATGGTTGACTAACCCAAGATCTGAGGATGGAAGTTATAACGGGAGACTGCGTACAGATGTCAAATCTGTTAATGGGACTGTCTTCTTTGATATGGGATTAAGAATTAGTGATAAGACATCTATGGGTCAAGTCCCTACTCCTAAAGTAACTGTAGAAACTCCTGTTGTTGTAGAAGAAGTTGCAGCACCAGTAGCTCT